TTGTATTGATGTTCTGTCTGTTGTAACCAGAAGATACGTTGCTAAGTGTAATCTTTGCCATTAGTGTTTCTCACTTGTAGTGTTGTCAGGAAAGGTATTACCCTATCGGGAAAGGTTTCCTTATCAACTTATAATGTTCCTAGTACAGGAACTTTGTATGTGAACTAGTTGTCAGGTGTACGTCATCTCTTATCAGAGAGTGTCGTGTATGTAGTATTCCTTTGTCAGGTAAGGGTTATACTCTGTCGAGTAAGGATCATATCCTGTCGGATAAGGGTGTTACCTTGTCAGGCAACTGGAGTTAGGCTGGGGGTGGTGGGGACGGTACCAGCTAAAGTAAACAAGTATAAAGTACACATCTCACAGAGATACAGCTATCCCCCTAAATATATTTATATGATGTATCCTACGAAGTAGGTTAGTATGTATTAGTGCTATGTAATGCTATGTGTCGTAAATCAACATAACCCCTATATTATAACATATTTGAAGCAAGAAGTCAATAGGTTTATCATACAAACATACAAATACCTACACTACTGCGTAGTGAGACAGTAATCTGATGATTTCTCCGAGATATTATTTAGCTGTAATTCATATATAGTGCACGCCCCCTTACCCCCCATAGGCCCCTCCTTTACGCGCACGCGCGCATAATGCACATGCACACGCGCACACATCTTTTGAAGCAGTGAATACGAATCATTATCATTCCCGTTAGCATTATTATTATTTCTTGTATTACAATTCAGCCCCATAAGGCACTCCCGACGATCAAAGCATATTGGCACGAAACGTGCATGTACACTGGCCTCGCGTCGCCCGCCCGTTGCAATACTCATGCCACTCTGTCCATTATGGCTGTACCTTTACATTCACACCCATCTACCATCATTGGCATAGTGCTTGCTACGCGCGCACGTTTCTACCTCCCACCATGTGTTACCGCGTTACCATAAGTAACATCTCATTGTGTAGATACGTAACACTTTTTGTTACCATGCACACACCATGCCAAGTGCTAAGTCATTGATTTATAAGGCTTTTTCGATGTTGGCACGCTGGCTGCAATGTATTCCGGTGTAGCGTTTCTCTCAGCTACCGCTTGCGGCCCCTACTGCCCTTTGAGCGTTATCAATGCATATAGTGTAGGCGGAACATGCTGTAGGATGGCCGTATTGACTGTGGTGCTTATCGCTAAACGCAAGTGATAATCATTCGCATCTTTGGAAGGCTACATTCTTTTAAGCGACAATAATATGTGTTTTGTTAGCGACTGTTACTGCTCCCGCTTTTGTGTGGGGTCGGCTGGCGATAGACTAGCAACGGTGTATTCAACTTTGGCGCAGCTCGTAACGATAGTTAGGCGAAGGCCAGTCCCTCCATGTAATAACTCATGGTCACAACTGGTTATCGGCGGTATTCAATCCGGCATTAGCCTTAATTTCTTTGTCTTGTTTATTTGTATGCATACTAATTCCAGTGTGCATAGCATGATACATAAGGGGATTAACCATGACTATTTTAACTATTAAGCAAGCCCGCGCCACTATCAAGCTGGTAGCTACCGCCGGTAAAAAGTTAGATGAACGCATCCACACCGTGGCCGTCTCTGGCCTGTACCACTTCTTTAACTCGGGAGACCTTGACATCTTGTCTGACCTTGTTCTTGCCATGCCCAAATCAGGACGTGGTAACGCATTCAAGAATTGGGTAACGAAGCACGCCGCTGTTAAGTGGGTTGAGAAGGCCCGTAACAATGCTGGTGGCTGGAAAAAGAACGGAGACATCCCAGAAGACTGGGCAAGTATTGTAGATACGGCTGAAGCTGAGCCGTTTTGGCTGAAAGAGGATACCGAGGCGCCTGTATTCAACCCTAAACAATACGCTGCGAACGTACGTAAAAAGCTAGAGAAAGAAGGCGTGAGCATGTCTGACTTCATTGCAGAGCTGAGCGGTATCAACGTACCAGCTCCAGCGGTAGTACCAGTCGAAGTAAGTCACTAGAACTATACTACGGTAGCTGGCGTGTTGCTGGCTACCCTTAATCGAACGGAGGCATGAGCATGACAAAAGGCACATTCGTATACAAGTCAGTAGATGAGGCGATAAACCACGTTCGTGAAGCTATTGCTTATGGGTTTACTGGCACTACTGCTACCCTGGGCGATACTGTGCATGTAGTGGTGGTGGCATGAAGAAGGGTATATTCTTTTACAAGTCACTATCTGACGCAGTAGGTCATAAGATAGATGCTCGGGTTTATGGTCTCAAGGCTGTGATCACGGTTCAATTACGGGACTACTTTGTATTGGTGGTATCATGAGTAACACTATCGCAAGTCTCGCCATCTTGATTTTGTTTGCAATTACATTCTACATAACAGGAGTATAGAACATGGGAGCACTGGAAAAACTCTGCTATCCTAGCTATGGGTCTAGTATTAATTCTAATACTTTCCATGGTTGGTCATCGTACATCATCTGAAACACTCACTCGCTGGTGCTTAGGTGCCATTGTATTGATAACCTTGGGACTATACTACTACGGGTGGTTTGTGTAGCAACACAATTTAAAGAGGATCTATCATGAACATATTTGCTGAAGCTATGAAAGATTGCACCATTCCTGTACGTAAACTATCACGCAGTGAGGCACGTAGTCTGGCATTGCAGTACCCTGAGAAGCGCAAGGTTACTGTCCGTGTGCCGTCTAAGCGGGGCGACACGGTGCTTATTGTGGGTAGGGTGTACAGTCCCTCGCATGTACAAGATACAAGCGGTGAGCCGTGGCATGTAGCTCCTGACAGCTCAGGACGTGCCACCTACGTGGCTATCTAGTGCCGCTGCTATTCATGTTGGGTGCAATTCTTTGTGCCCTTATTAACCTGTTAAAGTAGGAGTAAGAAGCATGGCTATACTAATCATACGCAAGAGATACCAGAAAGACATGATGATACATGACATCTCTCATGCCGAGGCATCAAAGCTAATGCGGGGTATGTTTGCTGGGGAGAGATGTAAGATCATAGACAAACAGCAGCGCAGCTTTCCTAAGACTATGCGTTCATACACTGACATGATGTATGCGGAGCAGTAACGTATGATATACACTAAGCTAAAATTTCCCAATGAAGAAGAAGCATTCAAGAATTTCAAGCGTATCTGTGCTACTGGTACATTCTGCCGTCTGGTATGTGATATCAATGGCAAGTGGACTGTAGAAATTCCCGTTCGTTAGTCGGCCACCGGTCGTAGGAGTAGGTAACATGACAAAGGGTACATTCATATACAAGACGATGAAAGAGGCACGATGGCATAAAAACAAAGCTAATGCGTATGGGCTCACTGCTAATTTAGCATTAGTTGTCCGGTGGCAGCAAAACCCAATCATTTTGCCAAAGTTTAAAGATACTCGCTATGAAGTGGTGGTATCATGAGTAAAACGATTCATTCCATACTGTAGAGGAGTAACAACATGATTACTATTGGTTCTGATCCAGAAGTATTTCTTCGTGACCCTACTGGTGAGATTATATCTGCCATTGGGCACGTTGGTGGCACTAAGTCACATCCCATAGCTGTTATGTGTGGGGCATTGCAAGAAGACAACGTACTTGCAGAGTTTAACACTGACCCCGCATCAACATGCCAAGAGTTTGTATCTAATCTTAAGACAGTGATGGGTCAGCTTCGTGAACGTGTAAGTCCATTTGAGCTAGCCCTTATCTCAAGCCATGAGTTCACCAAGCAACAGCTAATGCGTAGTGGACGTGCCGCTATGATGTTTGGGTGTGACCCTGACTACAGCACATACACTGGCGAGAAGAACTCTGCTCCCAGTGCCCGCACTACCTTACGTACAGCAGGAGGACATGTACATGTTGGCTATGACAACCCGTCGAATCAAAAGAACATGCGTATCGGCACTGTGCTCGATCTGCTTCTCGGCATACCGTCTGTTATTCTTGATGAGGATGCTCGTAGACGTACTATGTACGGCAAAGCGGGGGCGATAAGGCACAAGCCTTACGGTGTAGAGTACCGCTCACTGTCTAACTTCTGGTTAAACCATACTGATCTTATCGAATGGGTGTATCATAGGGCAGTACAGTCAGTGGACTTCAGTGACCAGCGCCTTGCTGGTGATGCTGATCGTATTCAGGATTGCATTAACCATAACCTGCCACGTGAAGCGGAGTCATTGATTAAGAAATATAAATTGGAGATGCCGTAATGAGTAAGTATAACAAAGGTCCAGCAGCAAGAGAGCTTCTTATCTTTCTCAAGAAAGAGGATGTTCTTAAGTCCTTCGTTACCCAATGCCGTGACTTTGAAAAACTTCTACATACTATCGAGAACAGAACTGATAGACTTAGCGATGGCTGGAACCCTAGCGTTGGAGGGTTTATTTGGGCTGAATCTAATGAGGGCAGATCCTTCTGGTCTGGGTTAAATCGTAGGTTTCGTACTTCAGTCGAGGATAATGATGATGAGTGATACATTTGTACCGGGACCTATAGCAAGTAAGCTATTGGTATTTCTTAGGGACCAAAACATACACAGAGAATTTGCTGCTAATTGTGTAAATCTTAGGAGCTATCTCATACAATTAGAGACATCACCTCTTATGTGTACTCATTTTGAAGAGCATGACGGAGGGTTTTCATGGACCGACAGTAGGGAGGGTCATCTCTTCTGGGCCGACATAGCAGCTGCTGCAAGACGTGAAGGGGTATTCGATAGTGATTGACATGACATCAGAAGATATTAACCGTACATATGCTGAGACATACCTTGGATTCATGGATGAGGATGCTAGTAAAGTTCATCCTTTGTTCGTTCTTGGTGCAACTGAGCGTAATAATTTTAATGCTATCATATACTTTGATGACGAGCGGGAGGAACGTAGCTTTAGTATCAACGACCCACAGATAGTACTTACCTACCCTGATAGCGGTGCTGTAACAGTGAGTGATAACGACGCAGTGTTTGTATCACGTCAAGCACAACGACAGTGGCGACGGGGCATAACATCAAGGCACCTTGTTATTACAGGCAATAAGAAGTTTGACCCTGCTCTTGTTAGGGCTATGTATAACCCCACTTACATAGGATATGCTGCCCTTATTGCAGGCATTGAGTCTGGTTCGATTAACGGAGGTGCCCTTGATCGTAACTTTTGGATACGTAAGAATGTAAAGTATGTTAATCCTGTAGTTATGTTCCGTACTCAGGTAATAGGAGAGTATAAGGACGGTGGCATACTCATCAAAGATAAGGAGATAGGGGCACTATTTGAGGAGGCTGTCAATGTCAACCCGTGATCGCAGAATGTATGAGATTTTTGAGCAACAGCCAGAGATACGCAGCTTCTTGCCTGATGTTACCATCTCAAGCAACCGCTGTATAGGTATTGAAGTTGAGTTAGAAAATGCACATAGTCTTTTCGATGAGGCATACAAATACTGGAGAGTTATACCTGACGATAGTCTGCGTAATAGCGGTGCAGAGCTAGTACTAAGGCAACCTCTAGCTGGTAACGACCTGAAGAAAGCCTTACATGAATTGTCTGGTGTATTCTATAATCACCCCGAAGTTAATGCAAGTGAGCGTACCAGTGTGCATGTCCATGTTGATGCTCGTGACTTGACTGTCAATCAGGTAGGTAACGTACTGACTACATACATTGCAGCTGAGTCTGCACTATATAAACTGGGCGGCAAGAACCGTTACGATAACATCTATTGCCCCGGTGTTAGTGCTGCTACTGAGCAGATGCCAGTGATGCGCCAGATAGTACGTCCTAGGAATACAACTGATGTCATTAGGGCATGTAACGAGTGGTGCAAGTACACTGGGATTAACCTACGATCTATCATTGAACGTGGTAGCATTGAGTTTCGTGCCCATGAAGGTACGACTAGCGTTACTCGTATCCGTGAGTGGGTTAACGTATTGCTTACCATGTTCCGGTATGCAGAGAACGTAGAGAATCCTAAGCAAGTAGGAACACATGCTTCATTGGGTGCTAGTGCCTTTGCTGAACGTGTATTTAGGCAGAAAGCTAACGTTGTACTTGAAGACGGTGTATATGAACGGTACTCACATAATAACTACATCAATGTGATTGACCTACTGCGTGAGGCTAAGGAGTACAAGCCTGAGCCTGCTAAAGATGTGACAGCAACCACTTCTGACATTGAATCTATCTTAGCAGAATTGGATAACTTTATATGAAAAACTATGGAGATAAAGTATAATGTGTGGATTAGTAGGTGTGGCTGGTAACTTAACCGCTACCAGTACAAAGATCATGGCCCAGATGCTTATTGCTGATCAGTTTAGGGGCATGCATAGTACAGGGGTAGCTTCTATTAAAGATAATAGTGTAGCTACATACAAGCGAGCAATGAATGCATCTGACTTCCTTCAGTTAAAACGTGCCGGTAGTCTATTGGATATTTATGCTGATGCTATCATCGGACATAACAGGGCGGCTACTCAGGGGCAAGTGAACGATGAGAATGCTCACCCCTTTACTCATGGTGATGTTACCTTGGTACATAACGGCACGTTAGTAACACAGCGAGGGCTACCAAAGCATAGTCAGTTTACTGTAGACAGTGAGAACATTGCTTATGCTATGTCACAGTTAGGAGCTAAGGATGTACTGGAAGAGCTAGATGGAGCGTTCTCTCTAGTCTGGCATGACACTAGGAACAACACCCTTAACTTTGCACGTAACGACGAGCGGCCTCTCTGTCTAGCCTATGCTCATGGCATTGTTTACTGGGCGTCAGAAGAACTAATGCTACGGTGGTTATTGGATCGTAATAAGATTCATAACCCTGTCTTCATGACTCTGCCTGTTGGCCAGCATCACGTGATTGATCTCAGTAAAAAAATTACAGGCTTCGATAGCCTTATATTCGAGCGGTTCACCCCAAAAGAAACTTACTCTTACTACCATTACCCTGCTAAATCAGCGCATAAACCTGGACGTACTGGTAATGTTTCTGACTATGTTGTAGATCAGTTAGGAAAAGATGGGTATAAGATGGATCAAGAGTTAGACTTTGTTGCCAGTAAGTTTGAAGCGTATAGACAAAATTCTAGCATGGGCAACCTATTCGGTAATGACATTACTAATAATAAGGGTGTTATTATATACGGTGTATCTCGCAATCAAGTGACCATGGAGCCCAACACTGACCAGCCCTCTCCTGACTACCTATATACTAGCACAGTGTCAGGTCGTACTACTTGGGGCTCATCCCGTACCCCTATAACCTGCCTATCCTCATCACGAATGTCTAAGATGGGGTTTGCAGAGTTAAACAAGGGCGCTGGTGTGGAGGAATACTACGAAAAAAAAGCACTCACTCTCATCCAATGAACAGCTTAAGGACATCCATGTCGATGGGGTATTATTCTTATCTCATGAGATACCAGAAGTTATTGAGCATGGTTGCGCTTGGTGTGGTGATCCTTTTGATATGGCAGCCCTTCTAGATGCTAAGGTAGCAGAAAATGGAGAGCCTATACATAGAGATGTATGCTGGAAACAATATGAAGAACTTGGAGCGGTAACAGCATGAGCCTAAAGTTATATTATACACCACGTATAGCAGTTAGCACCTATATGGAATTGAGTAGACTAACTCTTAAAAGCAAGGTAAATGGCCTCGCACGATTGACCTACCAGTACCCTAGCTGGTGTAGATATGGTTTGTATATTGATGAGTCGGGGACACGTTCTCCGTGGGCTATTCTGATAGAGGAGAGTGCTATTGATGGAGAGAATCCTTATGTTATTCCTCAGAAAATCAAGGTGAAAGACATGCGAGAAATTCTTAAGAGGAGTGCTGCAAGATGAGAACTAGACTAATTCCTTACCATGCTGCTAGTGCCAGTGCCCGAGACCTTGCCCGTACTATGGGTATTTTTAGGTTAAAGAAAGAAGGTAGTAGCTTTCGAGCTAGACCTAGTGACGTTATCATTAACTGGGGTAACACTACCCTGACACCTAGATACTGGCGAGTCTTGAACCTAGCGCGGCACGTAGCTAATGCTTCTGATAAAGTAACCTGCCTTAGTATGTTAGAGGGGAGGCTTGATCATCTAACAGTACCTCCTTTCACTACCTCCATTGACACAGCAAGGGAATGGTTTGCAACCGACGAAGGATGTGTTGTAGTATGTCGTACATTGACCCGTGCCAGCAGTGGTCGGGGCATTGTAATGGCTCCACTTCCTGATATGATAGTACCGGCTCCTCTTTACACAAAGTATATCAAGAAGATTAGCGAGTACCGGGTACATGTAGTAGGTAACGCTGTCATTGATGTGCAGAAAAAGATGCGAAGGACTGACATACCTGACGAACAAGTTAATTGGCAGGTACGTAGTCATTCCAATGGCTTTATCTTTGGGCGTGAAGGAGTAGTACTCCCTGATGCTGTAACAGCTGACTGTGTACGCTGTGTAAATGAGTTAGGGCTTGACTTTGGCGCAGTTGATGTGATATTTAATGCACACCAAGAAACATATTATGTACTAGAAGTAAACACAGCACCGGGCCTTACCGGTACTACCCTCGTTAACTATGCAAATGCATTAACTAACTTAGCTAATTCTTAGGAGATAATACTATGTCAAAAGCAACAACTACTCATTACGAGGTATCTATTTCAGTAACTATTTCTGGTGTTAACCACTGCTGTGGGGCACACTTTATGCATGACTTTCGAGTTTCTGGGGGCAGTACTAATAAGCTTACCCTTGGACAGAAACACAACATGTATAAGGACTTGATGACTAAGGTTGTTGCTGAATGTAGCGGAACTTTAGTGGCAGTTGACTGTGTTCTTAACTTCGGGGAGTGGTATGATCTTGAGCGTGGCAGCAGTCAGTGGAGTCAGAGCGCCAGCGCTGGCGACATTAGCATGGAAAACTTCTGTGAATATTTTGACTTTGAACGTACAGCTGTGTCTAAAAACAGCAACAGCGGCAACCTAGTGGGCTGCTTTAGCTTAGCTATCAACATACCTAACCCTGACAATGACGATGATGTTACTAAGTTTACTGTAGATAAGCCTGACTTTAGTGATGAGCCTAAGAAGGAAGCTGCTCCAACAGCTGACATTGAATCTATCTTAGCAGAACTGGATAACTTTATATGAAAGAGTATCCCCGCTTAGCGGTTACCTTTGAGGATCGCAGGGAAGGCCTGAAATGCGTAAGTATACTACAAGCTATGGGGTATACTCCGCCTGTCGGCAACGTCTGGACCTTCAGAAATACCAGCTATGTAATAAGTAGAGGCAGTGATGGTAAGTTGAAATACGGAGCCAACCCCATCAATATTAATAACTTCTACCAAGCTTCGGCTTCGGGAGTAAAAATACCCATTGTGAGTGCCGAGATTTTCCTTAAAAGATATGAGGAGTACAACGTATGAGAGATATAAAAGACTTTGCTATTCCAATAGAAAATAAAGTACAGTACGTGGCTGTTAAAACAGCTATGCAGAAAAAAGGTCAAAGGTTTTCTCCGGGAGCATCACCGGATCTTGTTAATAATTGGAGTCGTAACTGGCATTTGTATTCATCCCTGAAAGGGACATATGGGTCTTTCTTATAGACTACCGATAGAAAGAAATTATAGATTTGTACAATATTTGCAAAACAAGAAAAGCTATTAACCTAACTGGAGTTACTTCATGAATAAGAAATTGTAGCAGTATACGGATCACTTCGTAAAGGGTTTGGTAACAACCGCTTGCTTGAGACAGCAGACTTTGTATCAGATGGTATCACTTTGAAAGAGTTTACTATGCATAGCCTTGGTGGGTTCCCTGCTATCATAGAAGGCGGTGATCATGGTGTTACTGTCGAGATGTATGAAGTAGATCCTACTACATTCAAAAGACTGGATGGTCTTGAAGGTTATCCTGATTTTTATAATAGGCAGCAGACGTTAGTAGACTGTGGTGGTGGTAGGCAGGTGAGTGCATGGATTTATTACATGGAAGAAGGTAGTAGGTTTATTGATAATTCTCCTGTAGTATATTCAAATGATTGGAAAGAATTTAATACTTGACATGCATGTATATGTATGGTATTTTATATATTATATGTATTTATATATATATATGTATCTATTAGCATTTATTATATCATACAATCTTTTACTTGTCAATAGGATATAACACAATGAATAAAGAAAAACTTAGAACATATGCAATATACTGTTCAACAGCAGCAGACGCTATGAAAAATGAAAAGAAGTTCTTAATAACAGCAGGAGAGTATGTCTTTATTCGAGATACTACACAACATGGACCCATGCCGTGCCATTTAAGATATACTTATGGGTATTGGTTAATGCACCACCCAGAACGCCAGCGCACCATCCCCTCCCCAATCATAAACTTCAGCGACTTAGTAAAGGATAAATCCTAATGGATGTATTTGATAGTGACATGATTGACACAGACGTAGACGTGTATGATACGGCAGGAACTAAATTCTGTGATGCTTGTTGCAGTGACGTGCCGCTTGACTCCTTTGGTATGCCTGAATGTAAGACATGCAACCCTCAGTTTGATGAAGAGATGACTGACGAGGAAGGTAACGTCAAGGAGCTAAACTTCCATGCGCTGTATTAACCTAGAACTTAACAGTACACTTGGTGCTAAAAATTGGAAAGAATACTTAGTTTCATTAGGCTTTGTTGATATACAGGCAGATAAAGAGACAGAACACTGTACTATGGTGTGTCTTCTGTGGCATAGGCGCTTTTACTTACTAGAAAGTGAGTATGCAAGCCACCGCATACCCGTTGTAAGTATTGACGATGGGGGAAACCCAATAGGAGAGATACTGACTAGGATACAGGTAAAAGCAAATGGACGATCACCTGAAGAAAGAGATCAAGCAGCAAATCAAGGGCCACCTGAACAGGGGAGGTAGTGTTCGCATTGTCTGCCCCTCTTGCAATGGTGGTAGTAGCAGAGAGAAATGTATGGCTGTACTCAACAGCGATAAGGGTACATGGTTCCAATGCTTTCGTGCTAACTGTGGCGCTAAGGGGTTCCTTAATGGTACTGTATCCTTCGGTGTAGGCAAGGCCTTGCATAAGAATAGAACCCCTAGTTCTAAGTTAACTATAGCAGCGTTACCAGAAGAAGCTTACCAGTACCTGCCCGTACAGCACACCTCCATTCCTCCTATGTGGGAGTCTAGGCTACACATGGTACTGTACCCTGTGCTGTCCTACTGGGGTACAGAGCTAGGCTACGTACAACGTCACTACGATGGCCTCAACAACTGGTGGTCTGGCCCCAAAGCTATCAACATACTACACGACACAGAAAGTACCGAACCCTTTCTTCACTTTCCTCTGTTGACAAGAGAGAACTTTAGTGGTAGTCTAGTTATTGTAGAAGACTGGCCAAGTGCAGAAGCTGTTGCTAAGCACCATCCTTCATGTGCTCTACTGGGTACTAACCTAACGGAAGGTGACATAGGCCACATGCTTAAGCTTGGTGTCAAGCACTTAGTTATAACGCTAGATGCAGATGCTACAGCCAAGGCTGCTCGCATGAAGCGCAAGGTTGCCCTGTTGTTTGACAAAGTTGACGTAGTATTTGTAGACAAAGACCCTAAAGATATGTCTGATACTCAATTAGAGGAGACCTTTACATGAGTAAAACCTTTGCAATACTTAACAGTGGTAGAGCACGGAGGTGTTTAATGAAAGTGGTGAGCATGTATCCAAGTGGTTTAATTAGTAGCGGTAGCCTAGCAAATTTATATGCTGATATATTTAAAGGAGATACCCCTACACAGTCAGGTTACTACCTAGTAAGCATGAATTCTAAAGGTATTTACATCAGCTTCTCTTCTGCCCATATGCCCGCAATCCTTCACGAACTTAACAACAGTGACTTATACAAGTGTATACATGGGGAGTATCCCTAATGTTTCGGATAGTTCTAGAACTTAAAAGTAGTAATATAGCTAAGGGTGCTATTCGTCGCCTTGTGCGACAGGTCATTACCGATGATGATACGTTTAGCTTTGTGTATGATGAGGGGTTAGAGTTATATTGCTATAATCCCTGTTATCTGCACAGTTACAGTGTTATACTAGAGAAGAAACTAATCGATCCTAAGATTAGACTACTGCTGTACTGCAACACCAATGAAGACTTAGCAGAAGAGGTTTATTCTTCTTATGATAGTAGTTTTTCAGTTAGAATTAGACCAAAAGATTTACAAAAAATAGTAGATAAACTTACAGGAGAGGTGGTTGAATGAGTGAGAGCCGTATAATATCGGCACTGATACATGACAGAGCAGCGTATGATAGCATTGGTCCAGTCATGGACCCTGATGAGGACTTCTCTGATCAGGGTGCAATCATTGTTAATAAGGTACAAGAGTACTACGACAATGATGTTGATGCTGATCACATTGATAAAGAATTTCTAATTGATCATATCAAGAGTGACCACCCTAAGCATAGCGATACCTTTGAAGGCATAATTCGTACGTTGCAAGAGGTGTCGATACCTAACGTACTGTCTGAGTTCCGCAAGGTTAAGCTCAATGCTGCACAGCAACGTCTAGCAGAGGCACTGCTTGGTAATCAGGACAGGGAGATTGAGCACTACCTTGAAAAAGTTAATCACTATCGAGAGATGGCTGAAGCTGATGATGATGGTAACGTATTCATTCAGACAGACATTGATGATGTACTACGTGCATTTGATAGGGACAACTTAATCAAGGTATACCCCCTCTCTCTTAATGAGAAGCTTGGCGGTGGCGTAGTACCCGGCACACAGATAGCTATCTATGCACCAACTGAGGTAGGCAAGAGTCTTATTGCTATCAACGCTGCTTGTGGTTTTATGAAGGATGGGTATAAGGTACTGTACTGTGGCAATGAAGACCCCGCCATGTCCATGCTTAGCAGGTTCTACTCACGGTTATCTAGCATGACTCGTGATGAGATGATGCTGCACAAAGCAGAAGCTAGGCAACGTGCTTATAACAATGGCTATGGCAACTTAGTATTTTATGAGATGGCACCGGGCAGTGTGTTTGATATTAAACGCATGGTAGATAAGTACGAGCCTGACATTCTTATAGTAGACCAGATGGCTAACATGGAGACACGTGCCATGTTTACTAAGGTAGAAAAGAATGAGTACCTTGCTCTCAAGATACGATCTATTGCCAAACAGTATGGCCTTGTTAGCATCATTGTACACCAAGCAAGCGACAGTGCCTATGGTAAGCTTGGTATAGAAAAGAATGATATGTACTACAGTAACGTAGGTGTTCAAGGACAGATGGATATTATGATTGGTATCGGCATGGATGATACGTATGAGCAACAGAATAAGCGTATGCTATGCCTGACTAAGAATAAAATTAGCTCTGATCATAGCCACATACCAGTGATCATTGACCCTCACTTATCTAAAGTACTGAGTATAACAGGAGGTATGAATGTCAATTTATGATGTAGCATTTGACTTTAAAGATGTAGATATTGACAAGTTTAGAGAGATAATCGACGCAATGGGAAAGAAGTATGGTGTAGAAGTTGGCTCTGTATGGCGTAGCTTTGGCCCTCAAGCTTATAGATATGGCAGAGTAATAGTAACAGAGGATGAAAGTGCAGTTCTTTTAGGTTGGAGTACTACAGGTCACGCGAATAGATTAGTATCAATGAGGCAAGTGATTATGCAAGCATCTCCTCTCTGGGGATGATCTATGGCTACTATACTCGGCTTAGATGAACTGCAGAACCTGTCTACAGCTCTTGATAATGCCGGTTAACTCTTAAAGATAGGAGGTAAACAGTGACTTATGTTAGATTTTTTACAGGAGATGCCTTATGACTCAGACAACTACATCGTGCTTGACTTTGAAACTACAAATAAAAGCAAAGGATCTGCCCTCGATGAGAGCAACAGACTTGTGCTCTCTGTATGGAATACCCATGTGGCTGGGATGGGAACTAGAGGAACAGAGGAAGTCGGAGGTAGTAGACCCTTCGGACAAAGAGATAACTATACAACAAGAATACTATGGGGAACCGAGTATGATGTTGGACCTCTTATTGAGGCACTGGAACGAGCAGATTTCATTGTCTGTCACAACGCCAAGTTCGAGTTACAATGGCTGGCCCGTGCGGGCTTGGACTTGGGTAAAGTCAAAGTGTACGATACGCTTATTGGGGAGTATGTCCTTAACGGCGGCCTTAGTGTGGGTCTTGGCCTCGGCGTGGTGGCCAGTAGTTACAATCTAGGTGGTAAGGAAGCCTATGTTGACAAGTGTATTAAGGGAGGAGTATGTCCATCTGAATTACCTAAGTCAATGCTACAACGTCGCTGCATCTATGATGTTAACACAACCCTTGCGATATTTTTAAAGCAGAGAGAAAGGCTAAGAGATTCTGGACAGCTGCCCGTACTATGGACACGGTGTATACTTACTCCTGTACTAGCAGACATAGAACGTAATGGTGTAGCTCTTGATGAGGATAGAGTTAACGCAGAGTATGAGTCTGTACTGACACGGTTCAACGATAAGTATAGAGAACTGGGTGAGATTACAGGAGGTATCAATCTTAACTCACCACTGCAACGTGGTACATATATCTATGAAGACCTAGGTATTGCTGAACCTATCAAGAGAGGCAAGATACAGAAGACGCCTGCCGGTGGATACAAGACCGACAGTGCTACCATTCTTAGTCTGAAAGGCAAGAGCGAGAGTCAAAGATCCTTCTTGACATTGTATGCTGAGTATGCTAATCTCAATGCTAAGTTAACCAAGTCCCTTAATACATACAAGAAGTGTGTAGACAATGGTGACCTTCTCTTAGCACAATTCAACCAGACTAGAACTAGAACACAACGCCTTAGTAGCAGTGGTTCTAAGTACAGCATTCAATTTCAAAACCAACCACGAGAGTACAAGAAGTTATTCACTGCTCGTTTTACTGACTGGCTAGTAGCAGAGATTGATGGTGCTCAGTTAGAGTTCCGTGTTGCTGCGTTCCTTGGACAAGACAAGCGCGCAGTTAATGACATACGTGAAGGCTTCGATGTACATAGTTATTCTGCACAGACTATGACAGACGCTGGACAAGATACGTCTAGGCAGGAGGCAAAGGCCCATACCTTTAAACCGTTATTCGGAGGTGCAAGTGGAACAGATGCTGAACAAACCTATTACACAGCTTTCAAAGAGAAGTATCCGGGTATTACTTCTGCCCAACAGAGCTGGATTGACGAAGCACTCGCAACTCAAGAACTACGCACAGTTACAGGCCTCGTGTTCTACTATCCGGGAACTAGAGTCCAGCGAGGGTCGAGCTATGTTGTAAATTCTACACAGATATGCAACTACCCTGTTCAGAGTTTTGCTACAGCAGATATTATTCCCATTGCTTTGACATACCTGTGGCATGAGCTACGTAACAGGGGTATGCAAAGCTTCATCGTTAACACAGTGCATGACAGTGCTATAATGGAGGTACACCCTGATGAGCTAGAAGAAGTACGACAAATAAGTGTAGATTGTTTTACACATTCTGTTTACAATTACCTTAAAGCAGTGTATAATATAGAGTTCAACGTGCCATTGGGTACTGGCTTTAAAGCTGGTTCACATTGGAGTGAAGGCGAAGAAACAACAGAGTCAATAGACCCGCCATTCGAGTGGGTATCTTAATAATTACGAGGTATTATGAATACATCAGGTATAGTAGAAAAAATTGCAAACAACGGCAAAGCATTCAACATTGTAGTAAGTGGTGAGTGGTATGGCTATGGCTTTTCAGCTCCTTCCTTTACAGAAGGGCAGACTATTAGCTTTGATTGGAAAGAGAACGGGCGATTCAAGAACGTAGTAGTACCCTCTCTACGTGTTTTGCCAGCAGCAGCAGAGACACCAGCTCCCGCCCCTGAAGCAGCTCCTGCTAAGGCTGGAGGTCGTGGAGGATACGGTGCTACTCAGCTGTCTATTCAGTACCAGTCAGCACGTAATGCAGCTATTGAGGTAGCAAGTTTGCTTGTGTCTAATGGTGCCCTTGCTCTTCCACCTAAGAAGGGTGACCAAGCTGATGCTGTAATGGCATACATTGATGACCTCACTAATCAGTTCCACGTCAAGTGTGACAAGGTTGTAGCTAATGGGGGTGTGTACGAGGAAGAGCTAGAGAAGGCCATGGGTACACCAGAAGATGACTTTTAAGGAAGCAGTTATGGAAGATACGGTAGTCTACAGTAACAGTACTTATGAAGTTCGTAAGTATCGCACGGAAGTTTATCACAACGCTGAACGTATGAACTGGGTAGTAATTAATAAGAGATACCAGACAGAAGAGAGTACAGTGTCTGCTCTACCCAATGCAATCTATATTGCAAATCATATGGATAGTGCGTTGAGCCAGCTGATGAATGAAGATGAGTTTACACTTAATTAATACCCTCGGGGCCACGTCATGTGGCCTTAACTCTTCTTAAACCTTTGGAGGCATAGATAGTATGCACTTTTTAATTGATGCGGATAGCACCATATACAAGGCAGGCTGTGCTAACGAGGTACGGCGTTGGTACGTAGGAAGTAATGGACAGGCAGTTGCTAACTTTCAGTACAAGGCGGAAGCAATAGAATTTGCAGGAGAAGATGTTGACGAGTACGAGTTCTGGATGGAAAAGACAGCGGGACCACTAAGTCATAGCCTTGCTAATACTAAGCACCTTATGGAAAAGATAGTTAATCACCCACGGTGTATTACCTATGGTGTATACATTAGTGGTAAGGATAACTTTAGATATGACATTGACCCTAACTATAAAGGACAGAGAGACAAATCATCTAGGCCTATACATGAGCAGGAGATTCGTGAGTACTTACTGTCTGCCTGGGATGCAGTAGAGTCTCATGGTTGTGAAGTAGATGATATAGTTAGCTATGAGTGCCTTGCTAATCCCCTTACTAATGTGATTGTGTCTATTGATAAGGACTTAGACAACACAGCAGGATGGCATTACAACTACGACGCAGCCAAGGCTTACTATGTTACAACAGAGGAAGCTGATCTTAACTTCTATCGTCAGTTACTTAGTGGTGATCCTACTGACAATATCAAAGGAGTCAAGGGCATAGGTGCAATAAAAGCTAAGGATATCCTGCAAAATGCCTTGACACCAGAGCGTATGTGTAGTATAGTATGGAAAGTATACGAAGATAAAGGATACGACTGGCAGTACTTCTTAGATCAAGGCCGCTTGCTATGGATGTGGCGACAACCCGATGACCTTTGGATGCCACCTATCCATGAACCCGTAGAAGAGCAAGGCCATGAGTAATTTAAAAGTACTACCCTTACATAAGTGGCAAGCCTCCAACTCAGCCTTCAATAAAAAGATCAGGAACCATACACTTTTTACTATAAAAAACAGAGCCTTATTATAATAGAGCAGGTATATATAAGTTAAGAGATGAGTGCTGGTTTGAATTAGAAGACGGAAGAGCCTATAAATATAAAGGTGATAACTTTGATTTTGAGTACCTTGTAATGGAGTTATCTGAGTATGATCCTTCTTATCTAAAAGAATTAATAAAAGCTATTGATAAATTTAAAAATGTACTAGAACCTATTGGACATTTTAAGTCTTCATACATAGGCCTAGCCACTAAAGTAGCGTTGGAGGAAGGTGCTGTGGAGTTTCGTCTTTCTAGGTATAAGAACATTAAAAGAATGAAAGGTAATATGGATGCCAAGATCAAAGTTCGAGGTAACTCTAAAGAAGAAACTAACAGCATGTGACTACGAGCCATGCCGTGTAGGGTACACATGGGAAGCAGAGTACATACCAGACTTTGTACCTAGAGCAGACCCTACTACGTTCATTGAAGCTAAAGGAAGATTTCGTACTAGGCAAGAGGCACGTAAGTATCAAGCAGTACAGAAATCTAATCCTGAAATAGAAATTGTATTTGTCTTTATGAATCCATATGTGCCCATGCCCGGTGCTGGTAAGAGAAAGGATGGCACTAAGCTAACACACAAGGAGTGGGCAGAACTGAATGGATTTAGATGGTTCACTTTAAATACCTTACCTAATGAATGGAAAAATTAAATGAAACTTAATAGACTACATAACACCAATAACCCTAGTCAAGGACCATCACCTAAAGTACTGTGCGTATGCAGTGCTGGCCTATTACGCAGCCCTACAGCCAGCGTTGTAATTAACAGGGAGTATGGACACAACACTAGGTCAGCAGGGCTTTCCGAGGACTTTGCTCTAATTGTAGTAGATGATGTACTACTTGCTTGGGCTGATGTTGTAGTATGTATGACAGGTATGCAAGAAGCAGAGCTGAAAGGTAGGATAACAGACGGTACTCCGGTACAATGTTTACACATAAGGGACGCTTATGCTTACATGGACCCTAAGTTGCAAGACCTAATTTTACAGAAATACTTACCATTGTAAAAAAGGACTAAGGTAAATGTCATGTACAACTTAACTAGATTAGAAGTAGAGCACGTACTAGCCGTACTAAAGGAACTACGAGCAGAAGATAGTGATATGTTTGAAGAAGAGTATGATCAAGCAGTAGAGATCATGTCCTCCCTACTTAAGGAATGTTATGAGTAATGATTGGAAGCAAGCAGCACTACACCTAGCGAACACTGAAGCTATGTCATGGAGAGATATAGCAAAGGCTATCGAAAAGCCACGTAGTACAGTCAGTGACTACTTACGTACTGCAATCACTACGTCAAAAGGCCCACGTATAGGCGTCATTGATATTGAAACAAGTCCTACCCTTGCTTGGGTATGGCGTAGGTGGAAAGAGAATATCTTCCCTCGACAGGTAGAATCAGAGACTATTATTCTATCATGTGCCATTAAGGAACTAGGTAACGACAGTGTAGACTTCCTTGCTAACTGGCAGGTAGGTGACGTTGAGGACGATGAGACTTTAGTACGCTGGATAGCAAAAGAGATGGAAAAGTACGACGTGTTAATTGCCCACAATGGAGATAAGTTTGATTTTCCATTATTAACACTCGTATGGTTTATTACGGTCTTACGCCTCCTGCCCCATATAAGACTGTAGACACACTCAAGACATTAAAGAAGCGTTTTCCGCTTTCCTTCCAATGGATTGGATGCAGTGTGTGGGTATCTAGGCCTTGGTACTAAGACAGAGCATGAAGGGTTTAACTTGTGGAAGCGTGTCATGCACCATGACCCCGCTGCCTTTGCTATCATGGAAGAGTATAACATACACGATGTAGTTTTGCTCGAAGAGCTGTACATGTACATACGAGCATGGGAAAATACACACCCATCCTTAGCTATACGTACTGACTCAGAAGATAGGCTGTGTAACGCTTGCGGTAGTAGTAATATTACTATGACAGACAATAAGTTCTACACATCTGTATCAATGTTTAGCTTATATCGGTGCGATGATTGTGGTCATTGGCATCGTACAAGGAAGAATGAAGTAAGTAAGGATAAGGCTACCAAATCTTGGAATGAGTGTTAAGTAGGAGAGTATATTGAAAATCAATGGAGGCATACTTCCTTTCTTTGGTAAGAGAGTTTACCTATATAGTAAGGAAGATGCTCTAAAGTTTGCAGATTATCTATTGGAACACCATCCCAGCAGAGCTGCAGGCCTTGCAGAAGAAATAATAGAAGCTATGGAGGTGTGTGACTTGTTCTCCATGTCTTCGTGGGATCTTGAGTGGCTTGACAGGATCTTCTTTCAGCTTATAAGCCGTGACCGTATGTACTACAAATTTAAGGATTCTTAATGGAAGCAGTTTACGTCGATCATATGGGAGATGACTTGCGGGTAGTGAATGCTGCCCGTGTTTCCTTTAATAAACAGAGTGACTGGGTACCTGCGGATGGCCTTGACTTTATGATGTCTGGGTCAGACCTCAAGGAAGGTGACAAGAAGCTCATCAGCTACCTAGCCCGGCATGGACACTGGACTCCCTTCTCTCACCCAATGGTTACTATGCGTGAGAAAGTACCAATCTTTGTAGCACGTCAGCGCTTTAAGCACATGGTAGGGTTCACCTACAATGAAGTAAGCAGGCGCTATGTAGATGATACCCCCGAGTTCTTTGTACCTGATGAGTGGAGAGCACGTCCAGAAGGTAGTGTTAAGCAGGGGTCAGGAGATACGGTAGTTGATAGCTTCTCTAAGTATCCTAATACTTGGGGATGTAAGAACCTTTACGAAGAGCTGATGGATGAGATTATGGATGCCTACCGCTACATGCTAGATAAAGGTGTAGCACCAGAGCAGGCCCGTATGATACTGCCTCAATCTATGTACACTGAGTACTATGTAACAGGCAGCTTAGCAGCATGGGCTAGAGCCTACAAGCAGCGCATTGATCCTCATGCACAGAAAGAAATACAAGACCTCGCTGTTACATGGGGTAACGTAATGAAGAAACTATTTCCTACATCATGGGAGGCACTTACTGTATGAGCATTGAAGATACTGTAGAAGGATGGGTAATACAGTACCCCGAATTCTCAGATATAGCAGACGAACAGATGCATAACTTCTGGCCTTGGGACGAGCCAGAGGTAGAGAATGACGTACAAGACGTACGTGTACATATGACAGAGCAGGAAAGGCACGGTCTTATGACTGTTCTTAAGCTGTTCACCATCTATGAGATGTATGCAGGAGATGACTACTGGGCTGGTCGTATCCTTCGTCACTTCAAACGTCCAGAGGTACAGCGTATGGCATCGTTGTTCTCTGCTGTAGAGTTCAACAGCCATGCACCCTTCTATAATAAGATTAATGAGCTGCTGTACGTAGATACAGAGAAGTTCTATGCTAGTTGGAAGGAAGATCCTCAGCTAGTAGACCGCATGAAGTTCATAGAGAACGGTGTACGTCACCCTGACATTGCCATATCACTGGCAGCCTTTAGCTTTATCGAAGGTGCTGTCTTGTATAGCAGCTTTGCTTTCCTTAAACACTTTCAGTCAGAAGATTGTGGTAAGGACTTGATCAAGAATATTTGTCGTGGTATAAACTTATCAGTAGGTGACGAAAACTTACATGCTATCGGCTCAGCTCTCTTGTTTGAAAAAGTTATGGAGGATAGGCCTCATCATAACCGAGAGGAGTTAGAACCAGTTATACGTGAGTTAGCTAAAGAAGTATATGAGCATGAGGCTACTATAGTAGATAAGATTTTTGAGCGTGGAGAAATTACTGGCATTACTGTAAAGAATCTTAAAGATTTCGTTAAGCACCGTGTTAACTTATGCCTTATTAACCTAGGGTACCCGTACCTGTACCCTGATGCCGACATGGATGGATTTATTGCTAGCTGGTTCTATGCTAATGTTAATAGTGTACAGTTTCATGACTTCTTTACTGGTTCAGGTAGTGAGTATCACATTGATTGGGACGAACAAGTATTTGGAGAGGTTTGGTAATGAGTGAATTTGAAAAGTACAGTGCTGAACGTAAAGCATTGGTAGAAAGAGGAGATGTGCCTGATTGGTACACTACTCAGGGCTACATTATGTTTAAGCGTAAGTACTCTTGGCAAGATGAGACTGTTAAGGAAGCATTGTATCGTGTATCTAGCCAGTTATCTAACCATGTACTAGATAAGTACCCTGAAGCACAGGAAAAGTTCTATGAACTGATGTGGTCAGGTAAGTTAGCACCATCTACCCCCGTACTATGCAACGTAGGAACCAACAGAGGACAGCCTGTGAGCTGTTCTGGTAGTTATGTGGGTGATAGCATAGATAGCTTCTATACATCATACCACGAGGCTGCTATGCTGTCTCAAGCAGGGTATGGTACGTCTAGTTACCTTAGTGGTATTCGTTCAAGGGGTTCAAAGATAGCTTCAGGAGGAGAAGCTGATGGTATTGTACCAGTATTTGATAGCTTTGTAGATACAGTCACTAAGATCAGCCAAGGTAACAATCGGCGTGGTAATTGGGCTGGCTATGTTGACATGGACAGTGAAGACTTCTGGGAAATGGCAGGATACTTGCAAAAACATCCAGCTGATGCCAATGTTGGCTGGGTATTTACTAATGACTTCATACATAAGCTACAAAACAAAGATAGAGAAGCAGTATCACGTTATAGTAAGGTAAGTTACATACGAGCTAGGTCAGGTAAGGGTTACATTTGGAAAGTAGACGCAGCAAATGAGCTTGCACCTATACCTATTAAACAAAGCGGCATATCAATCAAGGCTTCTAACTTATGTACAGAAATAGCGCTACCACAGGATGAAGAGCATACTTTTTCTTGCGTGCTGTCATCTCTTAACCTTACGCACTGGGACGACTTTACCTACTCAGATGTGTTTTATAGTATTCTATTCTTGGACTGTGTAGTAGAAGAAATGCTAGCAGAAGCACGAGGTAAGCCAGGATTCGAGAAGATAGTACGATTTACTGAAAAATCTAGAGCTTTAGGGCTTGGTGCCCTTGGGTTCCATTCTTATTTACAGAGTAAAATGTTACCATGGGAGAGTATGGAGGTATATCTTCTCAATGGTACTATATTTAAGCAGATACAAGAGTGGGCACTGGCTGCTACCCGTACACTGGGCCTAGAACTAGGAGAACCTGAGTGGTGTAAGGGCACAGGACAGCGTAATGCTACTGTAATGGCAATAGCCCCCAATACATCGTCAGCATTGCTATGTGGTGGTGTAAGTCAGGGTATTGAGCCTGTTGTAGCTAATGCTTACAATCAAGGAACAGCAGCAGGTGAGATGACAAGGATGAATCCTCACTTTGTACAGTTGTGTAAGGACAAGGGCATATTTAGTCTTGAACTAATGCGAGATATTGCCATTAACCACAATGGATCTGTTCAGCACCTTGAGGAGTTATCTGATCTTGAGAAAGAAGTATTTAAAACGGCCTATGAACTTAATCAATTCTCGCTCGTTAGGATGGCAGGTGCAAGGCAGCACTTCATCGACCAAGCGCAGAGCCTCAACTTATTCTTTGACACAGATGAAAGATACATATCAGAAGTAATCAAGGAAGCATTACTTAATCCATACATTAAGTCTCTATACTACCAGCGTAGCCTACGTGGTATCAAAGCTAGTAAAGGAGAGTGTGAAGTTTGCAGTGGTTAACTAACTATAAAAACTATGAAGGAAATCTATGAAGGATAACGATCCAGTAAATAATCCAAGTCATTATGATGTGTTTCTAGATGCAGAAGCCATTGACATTATACGTAAAGTGCTTACAGCAGAGGAATATGCTGGTTACTGTAAAGGTAACTTTTTAAAGTACCGATTACGTGCAGGAGAAAAAGGAGATGCGTTGCAAGACATAGCTAAGTCTAATGTCTATCGAAGATGGGCAAGCCAGACGTAAAAAAAAGGGGCACTAAGCCCCTTCTTCTCCCCCATAAAAGGATTCCTCATGCTAACTAGAATAATTACAGGTATACGGGTTATGCTAAAAGCCCTAATACTGATCGTTATGTTGGTTGTTATATTCGTGGTGCTGGGCGCGGCTCCTCTTGGGCCTATTGAAGATAAACCTAAACGTACCACCAACTCCTCTCTTGAATCCGTTCCACATAGTACTAGGTGTAGGAAAAGCAACAGCTAGTATGAGTAATAGTATATACCATAGAGGTATGTTACTTACAGTCACCTCTCCCACTTGTCCTGAAACAGTAGAATTAGTCTGATCACCCCCAACACTGGTTGTTGTTTGATTTGCAACAACTTGCTGTGTATTCTCCTGCCCCACCTGTGCATTAGTGTTCACGTCTACGCCACCGGACTTACCCGGCAGCATAGAAGTTAGAGTTGAACATCCCACCAGCACACTAGTTAACACAATCAACCCAATATATTTCTTCACAGTATGTTAATCCCCGTAGCAGCTCCTATTCCTACCATTAAGACAAGGGCTACTACCTTAATTACTAACTGCAGACGATCATGTAACTTGCTTAATTCTTTCTTCAAAACTAAGACTTCCGTGTCTCGGTCCTTTCCCGCAGTTTCATGCTCGTGTTGCCACTTAGTTACATATAAAAGCTCCTGTTTCATGAGGCGTGTTTCTATTATCATTTCGGATATCTTATCAATCTTATCCTCCATTCTCTGTAACCGTATTTCATCCACCACTCTCTACCTCCAAAGTACTAAAAAATCTTTCAGAGTAACCTTCTTCAGGTGCCATACCGTTCTCACGCCCACGCCATTGTTTTATAGCAGCAGCTATGTCCCCATCGTTTTCTCTTATATGCTCAGCTAGCATGATCTTAGCAACCTGTTCGTATAGAGCTTTATCTTCAGGGCTCCTAAGTACGCCCGGTCCTCCGTATTCAAAGGTTTTATAGTCAGCAGCAGTGTAAGTCTTTCCATCAATCTCTTTAGACCAGTCATCTGGAAGATTTTTCCAATCGCCATTCCCCATATCAAGCATCACTTCGCCTTGCTTAGACATCTTTTCAAGGAACGCTGTTTGTGCTGGTGTAAACAAATCAGATTTTCTAGTCAAGTAATCATCTACAAGCTTCTTTGTTATCTGAGTAGGCCCATATGCGGAACTGCCCGGTGCGGTTGATATCGTAGTACGTGTAAAGGGATCAGACGCTGCAGCAGTCTCAGCGCTAGACATAGCCTTGTACACAGGGTCCATGGGATCATTGCCATCTAGATTTAAAGTGGTGCCACTTGGTAAAGTGACTGGTACTTGATCAGGCGCATCCTGCATCCTAGGATTAGCATCAGCATTAGGAGCTGGAGGAGCAGAAGTCTCTACTACAGGCGGAGCGTCCAGTGCTCCAATAGCCTTATTAAGAGATTCAATTCCTGTACGCATAAGACGAGGATCTTCATCTAACGCGGCCTGAAACTCGTTACGTTCGCTCGGAGTAGCGCTGCCACCAGCAACGGCATCTGCTAAGAATGAAAACCTGCGCCTAGGGCGACTAGCTAGAGGGAAATCATTATAGCTTGTCACGTTACTGAGAGGATCAGGTATCCCATCTGCTACAGATATACCAAGTGCTTCGTACACAGGAAACAGTACCTTGTTGCTACTCTCTAATACACCCAGTCCGTCCATAGCTGTGAATACTGTGTTAGTACTGCCTAACTTAGCGTTCAAGCTGTTGGCTGCCATCCTGTCTATTCTGTCTTCAGTTGTAGGTACTGCTAGTATGCGATTACTGGTAGTATCGTAGGTAATTTGCACGTTACGTGGAGTATTACGCTTCCACTCTTGCACGGTCTGTGCTAAGTAGTCGTCAAGTGCCCCATTAGATATAGAATCAAACACCATATCTTTTGTTTCTTGTGGCAAATTACCAAAAGCTTCTTCGTTACCAATAGCATCAAACCAACGATTGTAAGTTTCAGAAGTAACGGCTGTTGGGTTAGAGTTAATGTCTTTAGTAACCATTACAAGGGCGTCATTGCCTCTATTAACATCAGCAGCATTACCGGAAGTTAGCGCATCAGGTGCTCCATTCAGCCAAGACTGCATCTTCCTGTTGTATGCTTTAGGATCTGTAGTTACGTCAATACCTGTTACTGGATTAGTGGGACTAGTTGTAGCATTCATAGAATTAAGCAACTGCTGGGCCAACTTTGTCTGCTCAACTCTCATACTAGGAGGCACATCTTGCATGTCTTTAGTAATGGCGTTAAGTCCAGCAAAGCGCTGAGCTGCGTCTTGGTCAGCACCATAGATTGCAGCCAATGCCCCCTCTTGAAAGATGTTATTCTCTCTTTGCAGCTGTGTAAAGGTCATCTCCCCACTAGCTACCATAGAAGCGTTATCAATGTAGTCTTCTAGTGGCTTATAGAAAGAATTAAACTCTGTCTCGCTCATAGCAGAATAGGCGTTACGATACTGAGAACGCGTAACTGTCTTAAGACTGTCCAAATCTTGCATAGCTTTTGCGCTGGCTGCACCACTGAAAGTTCCGTCATCTCCCATCCCACTTGATGCCAATACAGCCTTTACCTGAGCACCCATGAAGTTAGGACTTTCTTTATTAGTGATGGCATTAACAATAGCAGGCCCTATGTTGTTACGTTGCTCAATAGCGTCAAGCTCAATGCCACTCTCAATGCTACTAATCACTGCATCTTGGTAGGTGTTTTGTTCCTTAAGAGCTAAGTTACGAGAGAAGCGCTCTTCCCATTCTAATGGATCATTCCTTGCTAAGCTAGGATCTAGTCCGAAGTTATTAAAGCCATACTTAATCCTATTGTCCTGTAATGCCTCTTGTTCTGTCTTATCGAAGGTGCCCATACCTGCACCACCGCTACCGAAGTACTGTCCATAGGCTGTACGAAAAGCCTCAGCCCTATTAGGGTTGGCAGCTACTGCACTGCGTAGTTTAGTGGAGGCTAGTTCCCTAGCACGGTCTCCATTAATAGCTCCTGTCTTACGAGCGTTGAATATCTTCTCAAAGTTAAGGTCTTTAGCTTCAAGAGTTGTGATACTGTTTACGCTATCCTTACCAAGCATCATCTGCTTTTCATCAAGCTTGCCTGTTGGATTCTCAAACCCAGCAGTATCACCCGGAGTACCTTTCAGCCCTCTAATTGCTTTCTTCTCAGCTAGAGCGTCACCCCCTCTAATCACCGCGTCTACTACACCACCTAGTCCTTCTACTAACGCAGTGTTACCAGAAATACGAGTAGCAGCAGAGGTATCAGAGGCAACTTGCCTAGATACAGGCCGTGGTGTGCCTATCTCTTCCATGTTATTAAAGCTTCTTAAGTCTGCCATTACTGACCCTCATCTATCACGTAATCAATTAATGTTTGCACATCTTGTCTCTGCTGTGTTGTCATTGGTATCTCAGAGTTATCCATAATACCTAAGTAATGCTCTATTGTGCCTTGAGGAGCGTTGCCCTCTAGTACAGTAGTAGTCATGTAGTCGATAAGCTGGTCAAAGCCAGTCTCATTAAGGTTACGATCAACCCTTTCGCTGATACGCTTACGTACAGCATACCCTACATCCTCTGGTAGTATGGCAAACAATGTATTCTCTAGTGCCATCTTAGCTTCTAATTGGTTGTACCACAAATCGTCACGAGATTCAATCTTTACTGCACCTAATTCTCTATATATCTTAGATACCCTTTCGTAGTACTTCTCAGCAATAGAATCTACGTCACTAGCAGTAAGTTCACTTACCGTGTCGGCTATACCCTTACTGGCAAAGCCTCCAGAGGTAGCTTCGAGTATACGGTAGTAGTCATCCATTGCTTCAGGGTTAATGCCAAACAGAGACTTAGCCAATCCTTCTGCATATGTAGTTTCAAACAGAGGGTTACCAGAGTTAGACACATAGTATCCCATCTTCTGCATGACCTGGCCTTTAACATAGTTATTATATCCACCAAAGACCTGACCACCTTGCTGCAGTACAGCTTGTATCGTCTCAGTCTTTGTCAAGTCTGGAATTTCTAATGCTATGTTAATGTTCATGTATGCATCTGAAATCCTACCAAGCATACTACCAGAAGCCCCAAGGAATACATCAGGTAAATCCATTGTCATGGCCCTGCCAATAAGATTGGTAAAGCTTTCATTGATACCTGATGCAGGAGCAAGGGTGCCACTAAAATCAATATTGCTATCTTCAGAAGTTACCGAGTTAATGGCACCGTTGAGCATGTATTCATAGAATAGCCCGTCAATGAAAGGTCTTGCTGCTGCAGGCACGTCTAATTCTAAGTTATCTGTTATCTTATCAATCATAGCACCAGCACCAAAGCCATCAGCACCGTACATAGCAAACTGAGCTACTACAAAGCTAGCCCTTTGGTGTGCAGGTAGGCCAGCGAAGGCCTTATTACCATACTTACCAGTAATAGCACCAGCGGTAGCTAGCAATGCCTTGTGTTGATAGGATAAGAACTGCGTAGATAGAGAAAGTACTCCTTTTTGGTAAGGAAGTTCTCCTGATTTAGTCATATTCAATGCTAGATCACGAGCTTCTGTACCTATGTCATCCATAGCAGCAAATGTACGCCAATCTAGGCCTGGGTTTTTAGCAATCCAATCATTACGGGCAGTAAGATAGGTCATTGTAACGTTAGACCACTCACCTGCGTCAAAACCTACACGCTTAGATACTAGCATAGGTAGTTTTACAGCGTTAATTGCTGTACGCCCTGCCCTTTCTCCCCAAGTACCAGTTATGCGCTTACTAAGTTGCTGTAGTCCGTCCCTTGCATAGGTATGTGAGTCAATAGACTGAGGTAAACCGCTTCTTACGAAGGCATCGTACATCAATTCAAAGTCTTTAGGAGGCATCTTCAGCATTTTAGCTGCGCCATCACGGTACTTGCCCCATTGAGGGCGTTGACGCATTCCAGCTGCTCCCATAAATGCAGCAAACTCTTGTCCAGCCCGACCTGATGCAAAGTATTTAGGCCTCATGCCTGACAGAAAGCTAACTTGGTTAGCCTGCAAAAGGATCTGCCGTGCAGGATTTGAAGCAATAAGGATATTAAACGTCATGCCACGCAGAGACTTAACTGGATTAAATCCTCGAACGTGATCACCCATCTGTTTAACTTTCCTACCCCGCCTAAAGTATTCTCCATACTCTCAGCAAGACCTGCCATAAATCCCCGCCACTTAAGACCCCACTCTCCCTGTACTCCTCGCATTCCTTGTATGTACCTAGCAAGTTCCTTAGCTTCTTGTATGCCATTAGCTGTAAATGTTGCACCTTTGATCTCATTAAGATTATCAGGAATGGAATCAAGTCCCATCTTACGCCCGTAGGTATTAACCCAGCGCTTCTCAAATCCTGCAATCAAGTCATCGTGGCTAGTACGAGCTGCTGTATAGCTAATGCTGTCAATCATACTTTGTACAGGATCGAGCAACTCTGCCTGTGCTTCGCCAATACCTCGAAGGTGATCACCCCTCCTACCAGTAATAATGCCACCAGTACTATGAAGGTAATCAAACTCGTTATCGAATCTTTCAGGAGATGTCATCTTCTGGTCAGGAAATACGTCGAAGTCTACTCCATCGTTTTGCAGTCTTAGCTCATCCATCAACCGCACACCATCGCTGTTAGTAGGTACTGCAGCTACAGTTCTCCATGTCTCTCCTTTTACACCATCTATAGTTTTATTAACTTTCATCTTAACGAAGTAGTTTTCATCGTAGAAGCGAGTAACATACCCTGGACGGTACTGTAAAGGATTACGACGAAGTGGACGTACGCGAGTTGCATCGTCTATTCCACTAACTACGTAGGTAACTGTCTTGTCACCTGCAGTATGGGCAGTCTTGCTTTTGAATACTTGACCCCCATTATCATACAGGTAGTCTACTTCAGACCTAGACATTCTACTGATAGACTGTGAACTAGGATTAAATACATCTATCTTATCACTGGTATAAGGAAGAGACTCTCTAGGCAGTGGTCGAGCAAAGGTTTCAAACCCTCTGTCACCATTAATTACGCTTTGGTAACCATCACGCTTAAGTGTATTATATACTCGTGTATTATTTAATGCCCACTCAAGATCCATAACGCCACGCACACTGTAGTAGCCTACAGCTTGGTCGTTAGTTAAGCCCTTACCTATCAGCTCATCGTATGTAAAGTTCTTGTCAGTCCTGCTACCTTCCTTAACAATGTCCAGTACTTTTAAATGTCCCTCCCTATTCAAAGGTTTGAGAAATCCTCGCTGGTACATGTCAAACATCCTGCCCTTAGTAGACTCTCCTATATCGTTAGCTCGCATAGATGCTTTGTTAATGAATCGTGAGAACTTAGTAGCAGGGTCACCTAGTACAGACTGAAGCCCGCCAGTTACAAAGCCCTTGTCGAAGGTAGGTCCTCCGAACATGATAAGGTTCTCATCTAATAGAGACAAGTTATAAGTATAAGTATCTTCCACACGGTACCATACCTCTGTTTGAGGCTTGTCCCATGTCCACCTTCCACCCTCTACTTGACGCAGTGCTGCATCACCAAAGCCAGCCCTTCCTGCACCACGCTTGGCATCAGCTTTCCTGCTGTATGTACGTAGATTCTGTGTCTCGTCTACAATCTCTTCTAGCATATTTGCTGGTATTGTACGGGCAGTATCTCCCACCCTAATCACAAAATCTACTGGAGTACCTTCAGGGAAGTTACGCTTGAAGTGCTCCATTGCTGGAGTGTATCCACCAAAGCCTGTATCAGTACTAGGACCAATGGCAGCCTTGACTGTGAAGCCCTTGCCAGCCTCCTCGGTTACACCAAACTTAGAAAATGATTGGTTGTAGCTACCGTTAATGCCATCGTACGCAGCCATTACGCGCTGCTTCATTACAAGCTGTTCTTGTTGAGTGTAGTTAATACCAAAAGCTAAGTCATCTTCAATACGCTTGAGCTCTGTCTGCATTCCAGCTATACGATCAACCACGCCTCCGGGGCTAAGAGAGTTAATAGCTCCATCGAATGTTGGGTATAAGTCAGTAACTACACTTGATGTATTTACACCTACCGCAGCTTCTAGATCAGTAGTGTCCTGCCTAGACAGTATAAGCGCACGTATGTCACGAGCTGCTTCTGGGTTAGCTGAGTCAATAGCAGCTTGAGGCAAGAACCTAGTGGTTGCTTTAATAGCTTTGCCACCTAAGCGCGCAGCAGTACCGGCTACAAACGTAGCATCCAAAACCCCAACTACATTGTTCCACATCCTGTCCCAGTTAAAGTCATCTGTTCCACGGCGGTTAAGCTCAGTAGAGAATATCTCATTGAGCATGGTAGATGCTATATTATCCATTGTCAGTTACTAAGCCTGCATGTTCCTTAAGACTTTCTTT